GGCGTTAGTTGCTGATGTGGCTGCAGCACTGGCTGAGTTACTAGCATTAGTAGCTGCAGTAGAAGCTGTTGATGCAGATGACGCTGCAGCAGTTGCAGAGTTAGCAGCATTTGTAGCCGAAGTGCTTGCGTTACTTGCTGAAGTAGCTGCAGCAGTGGCAGAGTTAGATGCGTTAGTTGCTGCAGTAGATGCAGTGCTAGCAGAGGATGCTGCGTTGGTAGCAGAGGTAGACGCAGAAGATGCCGAGGAAGCGGCATTAGAGGCTGATGTAGAGGCTGCTGAAGCAGAAGATGATGCAGCACTAGCAGACGCTGTAGCAGACGTTGCAGAGCTTCCTGCGCTGGTTGCTGAGTTAGCTGCGTTAGTGGCGCTGGTAGCTGCAGCAGATGCTGAAGACGCTGCTGATGTTGCAGAGTTTGCAGCATCGGTTACAGAAGTACCAATTCCTGCTAAAGATGCCGCTGCTGAAGAAGCTGATGTTGATGCAGATGTAGCAGAATTTGCTGCGTTAGTAGCAGAAGTGTTAGCGTTGTTAGCTGAGGTTGAAGCGTTGGTTGCTGCTGTTTGTGCTTGAGTTACAAGTGTAGATACTAACGCTGCCTCACTAGCAGCATCAGTAGTTGCATCACCAGGACCACCAGGACCACGATAGATAGCCATTTATGTCTCCTTAGCTTTATTAAGCACTCATAACTAAGCGCTTAATAAAACTGCCCCAACCTTTCAGTCAGGGCAGGATGGTTAAGATTAACCAGGGATGATCAGCGCAACAGCAGAGTCATCACGCAGTTCACCAACACCGTACAGAGTATCAGCAGTCAGCAGCGTACCGAGGTACTCTTGCTTGTACTGAGTCTGAACACGGATGCCGAGTTGCTCAACCAGCACACCAAACTCAGGGTGAGCCATCAAGCAGACGCGGGGATTCACATCACCAGCGCCAGCCGTGGTAGCGGTATCAGCGTTGGTAGAGACATATACCTTAACACCGTAGATGTCGCCAATCTGACCGTTACGGATCGTGTTGCCAGAGCCAGTCTCACCAGTAAAGGCTTGCTCAGTAAACCGAGCCAGACCCATCAGGGTGTTACGAGCAACAGGCGGTACGATGAAGAAACGACCAGACATCGGAACATCAGCATCGTCAAGGCGCTGAATAGCACGACGAATACCGTCATCCGTCAGAGCAGTCTCGTTACCAGTGTTGGTGTTGGCAGTTGCGTCAAACGCAGTAGAGCCATCACCACCGATGAAACCATTAGCATAAGTAAAGGTTGCATCAGTACCGTTCCAAGTACCACCTTGGGACAAACGACCAAGACGAATCAGATCAGTGTCAATCTGCGTAGCCAGTGCATAACCAGCATCATCAGTGTAGAACCGACGAAGCGATGACAGTGCCTGTACTTCAGCAAAGTCCTCGATCAGACGGCTGTACTCATAATGCTTGTTAATTGTGACAGTCTTCTCAGTGCCGCTTTCAGCAACAACAGTAACTTGCGTGTTAGCGGTTTTAGTTGCAGCAGATGCACGAGCAGGAGCAGGAAAGTGAACAACGTCACCTTTCTTACCCTTCATGTTCATCTTCTTAATAAGATTAGCGGCAACAAGATTCTTCTTGTAAGCAGCGATAATCTCGTCACTCCATACCTCAGGAATAAAACCTGCGGTATTGACGTTACTCTGAATTACGTTACCAGAACCAGATCCAAGTGCGGGCATGATAGTTTCCTTTCGAAAAAGTTATTTAGCGAACACGACCTTCACGATATGCTGCCATAATCTCTTCTTGCATCAAATCGTAACGATCGGGGTCATTTTGCATCAGTTTAATAATATCCGCACGACGATAAATCTTCTTGGAAGGAGCTTCATCACTCATCTTAGACGCTACGGCAGAAGCGCTTTTAATCTGACGCTTCCGATCTTCTTTCTCAGCGCTAATGGTAGCATTAGCAGCCTGAGTACGCTCTTTCCAGATTGATAACAGTTCATCAGCGGCATCGAAGTCATAACTATTTGCAGCAGCAAACAGGTTTGTTCGTACCTTTGATGCTGATACCCATTCTTGGAAAGCAGCATTAGAAGCAATATCCATAAAGTCTGGATGTCGGTCACGGAGCTTTGAAATAGTTTCTGCTTGCTTCATCTGAAGAGCAGCTAGTTCAGCCTCTTTAACCTTAGGATGATTCTCAATCGCCTTTGCTACAGCCTTTTTAGGGTCAGCAAAGAAATCTTCCTCGTCAACATCTTCCTGCGGTTGCTGTTTCCCTGAAGTTTGAGCCTTGATAAACTCGTCCACAATCTTGCGAAGTTCACCGACTTCACTGCCCTGTCGCCCAATCAGCCTTTCAGCCTCTTGATGCATCCTGGCAATCTCTTTGATGTCTTTGTTCCTGTATTTCTCAGGAAGATCATCTTCAGTCTCTTGAGCAACTTCTTTTTGAACCTGCTCTAGAAGTTCATCGGTTTGTTCGTCTTGCGGATCAACACTCTCTTCAATAAATTCAGCCATATTAGTCTCCTGAGCTTCAATAGCTTTTTAGGAAGAACACTTTTAACACTTTAGGGAGGTTTTCCTTATCCCTGTCCAATACCCATCTTTGCTTCATACTTCATGTGAGATTCCCTACGTCTTATCCAAGCATCGGAGGCAGTAGGAAAACCACTGTCACAGCCATCTAAGGCTATTCTTGGTGCTGCTAGCAACTTAGTTGCTTCATTACCACAGTGTCGGCAGGTGACGCTCATAACATCCCTGTCAACAAAGTATTCTTCTTTGTGGCCCTTGGCGCACTCAAAGTCATTAATTATCTTCATCGATTAATTCCTCGTACGCTTGCTCTGAAAGAGTTTTAAGGTTCAGTAGGTAATTAATCATGTCTACTTGCCCCTTCGTATACCAGAGTTCCTCGATGGTATTTATCTTGGCTAAGTCTTCGTACCCTTTTTTGAGGTTGTCGAAGTCTTCTATTAACTCATTCCAGCCAATATGGGCAAATAAATCAAATCTTCGTTCGTAAAACTTCTCTAACTCGTCTTTGTCCAAGCGTTATCTCCATAGTGAGCGCTTACTTACTTAATGTGTTTATTGTATCACAACTAACTATTTACTAAAAAGTGCTTGACAAGAATTAGTTTTTCGTGTACACTTCATTATTTACTTAAGGAGCGTCTATGAAAGAAGGCCGTGCAGAACACTGGAAAAAGATTTCACAAGAAGAAAAAAACAATATTATTGAATGGGGAAAGCAAGGTGTCGGTATAACAGAAATAGTAAGGAAGATAGATCACAAGATTACAAAACAACGTGTCAAACAAATCTTAGATGCTAAAAATATTCCTGTTACGCAGATCAAAAGAGACAAAGCTCAAAAAGAACATCATGATAAAATGTTTAAAAAATGGGGGCCTAAGTGGCAAGACAAAGAATGGCGTAAGTCTGCTATCTATGACGCAATGCGAGATAAGTTTAGGAACAAAAAAGCACACTCTTATGGTGTAGAGTTTACAATTGACTTTGGTGACCTAGATTTCCCAACGCATTGTCCTATTTTAGGAGTTGAACTGGATTACTTTGCTGATGGTAGGGAAGAAAACAGTCCGTCATTTGATCGCATAGACCCTAAGAAAGGATATATTCCTGGTAATGTTGCTATTGTTTCTTGGAGAGCTAACAGGATCAAGAATGACGGAACTGCTGAAGAGCATCAAAAGATAGCTGATTTTATTAATTCTTATTCGACCTAGAAGATAATACTTGTAACTGAGCGATCTCACGCTTAGTATTAATATCCTTGTCCTTCAGCGCTAACTCAGTTACTTTGACACGCTTCTCAAACTCTTTAGTAGGATCGTTAGCATCAGAGAGATACTTAGATGCTGATGATGCCACCTTAGCCTGTATCTCTGCTGGCTTGAGTTGCATATCCACCATTTCACTCTGTGCTTTAGCCTGCTTCAGTTGAATATCAGCCTGTTTATCAGCCATCTCCAGCTGTGCTGCCTGCATCTGCATCTGTTGCATCATCTGATCTTGCTCTGAAGGCTGTGACAACTCTTCTAGTTGCTTAATCAGTTCTTCACGATTCTCTAAGCCACTATTCTCAATAATAGCCTTGAGGATGATCGGAGTAATCTTGCTATCAGGGCCAAGAGTCTTCAACAGATTAATGAATTGTACCTGCTCAAACTCTCTAGCGATAATACCAAGGTGACTTGTCGGTATAAATGTAAAGTCACGGACAGGATACCGATCAGGATCAAACTGCATATAGCGATGAGCAGACTTGGTGATGAACGGAATCAAGAATTGCTCTTGGAAGTTCACCAGCGTACGCTTAGACTTCTTAATAATAGCCATCAGAGCAGGGTTAGTGCCATAGGACTCTGGTGTACCTGCTGGTGATCCCATAGCGCTACTATCGATAGTGCCAGTAGCCTGTAGAAGCATACGCTCAAACTCTTTAGCGGTGGCTAGATTGTTGGGATCTAGGTTACCAAACTTAAATGGCTGTAGAATCTCTGCTGGATTACCGTTAGTAAGGATGGTCTTGCCTGGACGCACTTCAAACTTAGCGCCACGAGGCAACCTAGTAGCATCCATAGCCATCATAGGCACTGTTGTCAGTGCCAAACTGTCTAGATGGCTACGAACTTGGGCATCAATAGCACGCTGCATATTGTAGCCCTTCTCAGCCACGCCACGGCCCCAGAAGCGATTCGGCATACTATCGTTCTGGAACGCTACCAGAGGCCGATCCTTCATCATATAGGGGCTTTCCTCGGCCTTTAGCAGGTGCTGGTCATTAGCGATGACGATAATGGCTTCCACAAGGTCAGAAAACTCTGCCAAGGTGTAGTTCATCTCGTCGCCAGCCTCTTTAAGCAGATCAACCATGTCTGCTTCGTCACCTTTTTCTAGCAAAACACGAGGAACTAGGCCATAGTAGCGTAGAAGTTTGACTTTATCGTTCTGATATTCGATGTCTTCCTGCACTGCCTCTAGATCTTCATCAGAAACAGCGCTACCAACATCCTTTTTCATGAAAGAACCATCTTCCATAGCCTGAACAACGCTATGAATAGACACAAACTCCTCCACAGCACAGCCTAAAGCATCAGGAATAGTGCTGGCATTGGGGTCAATAAGGAAGTTCTTAGGGTGAATAGGCCTTAATTCAACAGCAACACGCTCTTGCTCTATCACACCGATAGATGCCATAGGCATACCAGGGATGGGTTGCGTGGCTGGAATCAGTTCTTTCTTGTTTGCTACAACAATTTCACCGATACCAGTGCCATAAACAGCAGCAAGCAACACCACATCAGAGATGGACTTGCGTACATTATCCTTTTTGAAGTCCTTCATCAACTGACGCTTCATTAATTCAACATCAGCAGGCTCTTGGTCATCATCGATAATGTCGAAGAACTTCTCACCACGACCAAAGATGGCTTCATCAATCTCAGCAGAGAAGGTTTCGATGGCTTGCTGAAGCATCGGTGTCACTATCTTAGAGCGCTCAGTGTCTCTGGTGCTGTCAGCGCCATCCCAGATACCACGCCATAGGCGCTCATAGCGATCCCAATCTTCGATGTAGTTACCTTCTTTGTGCGCGCGCCACTGCTCACAGCGTCCAAGTACCCAGTCTGCTAGTGCTGATGTTGTGTTTGCCATTGTTGTTCCTTATTTAGTAACCTACTAAAGCATCCATCGGTTGCCAATCATCTTCATCAAAGTCTTCAATGGATACATTCTTTGCTAACTGTCCTACATAAGACAACGCATCAATTAAGTCATCATGGACTTGTGTTGATGGGAACATAAGATACTGGTCAATGAACTCAGACCAATCCTCTTTCTCATTTAACACAATCCTTCCATGCTCAAAGCTACCCTGTAAACTCCACATAATCCTGTCAGTCTTCTTCTGATTACCGTGGGTTAGTTCCTCAATCCTGAAGTAGGTGCTATAACGCCTCATAAGCGTCTCTAGCGGCCCTAGGACAGCCTGTCTAGCCATCCCCTTCTCTAGACCAACAGCAACAGGGTTATACTCTTTTACATTCTTTAGAATCCGCATGGCAGTCTCATCAATATCCCATCTGCCATACTCAATCTTATCTACAAACCATTCACCATCATCACTGACCTTAACCACCGCTATGGCAGACTGGTCTAGTCGCTTATCAGCAGCAGTGCTGGCATTCCTGACATCTTTGAAGCCTGCTAAGTCTATGGCTATGTACCAACTACCTTGGCTAGGTTGAGTACCATACTTTAGCCAGTCTTCTTTAAACAGCCCTGTTCCACTGTTGGTGAATGATGCCAGGAACTCTTGGTTAAAGTGGAATGTACTTAGTGTCTGCTTTGCTGCTTCAATCTCTTCTGGGTCAATGGTAGGGTTATCATTAGTGGTTAGATGCCAACTCTTCCAATCCTTATACTTACCACTTTCACCAGTCTTATATGCGTCGTAGAACCAATTGCGTCCGTCAGGTGTACTTATCAGAACAGCCTCGCCTTTTAAGTCAGACAAGGCAGGTCTGATAATCTTAGTAAACAAGTCTTCTTTTACAAACGCTGCCTCATCAATAACAGCGAAGTACAACTTCAATCCTCGTAGCGCATCAGGGTTCTCTGATGACCTAATGTGAATCTTTCTACCAGTGACAAGCGTTATGTCCATGTTGTTCACGTGAGCATTCTTCACTAGCTTTCCACCTTGGGCTAACAAGGCATCCCAGGCGATCTGCCTAGCCTGCCCTAGCGTAGGTGCTACATAAACAACAGCAGAGTCCTCTGGAGCCTCTAGCGCTCTTGCTAGCAGCATCTTGATAGCAAGATTACTCTTACCACATCGACGACCAGCAGCAATGACTTTAAAGCGATGTTTGTCTTGCCACACTTCCAACTGCCAGGGCAGTAGAGACCAATTGATTTCCATTATTTATTCTCTACCTCTACGTCAACAACATCATCGCTTGTTTGTATTTGCGGTGTGTTCACGCCTGTAATGTTAATAACGATTCCTTGAGCGCCATTACCGTTACCAGAATCTTTATTCTCAAAGTACGAAATAGGCAGTGAACGGTCTAGACACATCTTCAATGCTGCCATCTGATTAGGATGACCGTCTTTAAGAGCCATCTCAATCAAAGTCCTTAACATCCTATCGCCTTCAGAGACAAGCATCCTAGCGCATAGTTCTCTGGCTTTTTGATAGTCGCCAGCAGGACGTCCAACCTTGCCTGGTTTTAACTTGGCCTGAATCTCTGCTTTCTTAGGCCTACCGCCTTTTCTTTTTAAGACAGGTGATCCAGACTCAGAGACAGGATCGACAGTCTCAACAGAAGAGACAGTCTTACTATTAGCGCTATCATTAGAACTATTCATTCTTTAAATTATCTTTCTATGACGAAAGGTTTTTAGTGAAGACATATTACTCTATATAGTTAGCACTGTCCCCTTAAAGTCTTATTACTTTAGTTAGTAATTATTAACTATCCGCTGATGGGACTGAAAGTCCATGATTCGAAGAATCATCTTCAATAACATCAACTCAGGTGTTCGATAACATCTTAAAATCGGTGCTGATCTATATCATGCCTTTTAATAGAGAATATTGTAGCATACAAACCTATTGATTGTCGATACTTTACTGCATACTTTTTATCATAGGTAGTGCTGGCCTTCGCATTGCACAGGCTATGATGTCCTTCGCATAGCGCAGATTCCGATATTACACCGTTATAGATCATTATTATTTATTATCAACAATATAGCCTATCATAGCCTAGCGCTATTTATCCTCAATTAATACTACTTTTTTCTTTTTTGTATAGTTAGGAAGGTTCAACAAAATTATCACAACCATCGTTACCCCCTCCCCCGGTCAATGTTAGTCAGCACTAACTAACTTAGTCAATGCAAATGAGAATGATTCGCATTAGCATTACTAATGTTAGTAAGCACTGACTAACTTAGACAGGATTGACCAGGTTTGTGTAATGTTGGCATGGATGTTGCTGTGGGTACACTATAGGACACTATCGATCTGATGCTGGCTTAGCACAATCCATGCCAATAGTGTCCACTAACTTAACCGATATCGCTGGAATGGCTTGTAGCTGTCTCTAAGGGTTTCCTCTAGGGTATACCAGTATTGAGTTAAATCAATGAGTTAGATAACCCTACGATTAATGTGGCACGATTCTGTCACCTATACTATAAGAGAGGGTCAGTTTTTTAAGTGTTAGGGAAACCACCTATTAACTTTCTCGATGTTTCTGCCGTAAGATGTGACTACACCAACACCAATGAAAGGTAACATCATGACCAAGGAAAAAGCATTAAAACACGCAGCAGCGGCACACAGAGCAGCTGACGACGCAGCTGAGAAGTTTGCATTACGTGCGGCCGTCTTTGGCGGTAATGACGACCTTGCTAAGACGTATTTGGAGGATGCCGATGCTTGCCGTGATGCAGCTCGGGAATGGGATCGCATCGCTGGATTGCACCACGCTACCAGGAACGCCCTTATTCGTAGCCGTACACTACCGAGCTGGATGTTCGGTTTTGATGTTAAACTGTAACCACAACCACCAACACTAGGAGAATCACAATCATGTCTAACACTACTTACAACGGCTGGACTAACTATGCAACTTGGCGCGTCAACCTTGAGGTTTTCGATGGTATGGACATTATGGACTACCTTGGACCATGTGACATTGGCACGCTGTCGCTGCGTATGAAGGAATACGCTCAGAACATTATCGAGGACCAGACTAGTGAGAATAGTATTGCCCAGTCTTATGCTTTAGCTTTTCTTGCTGATGTCAATTGGTACGAGATTGCTAAACACTATCATGAGGAGATTACACAATGAAACGCAACAATCAATTCTACGAAGACCCAATAGATCAATGGTTCGACGATGCAATGGGTCACCCTGTCTATGCAGTCATTCTGTGCATTTTAGGCGCTATTGGCTTCTATGGTCTTATTTGGTTTGCTTTAGCTGCTGGTGTTTTACTTGATCTTTAACCTTTAGGAGAATTTACTATGCTTATCGTCTACAAATTGATGTCTTTGGTAGTGTTCCTGATGTCTGCTCTTGCATTGGTCTTTATCCATGTCTACTCGTTCTTCAGCGCTGCACAGGCAATTGTGCTGTCTGCAGGCTTTGTCGTGTCTTTAGTCTATGGCATCATTGGATCGGTGAGGGTGAAATAATGATGGAGCTAACAATGTCAAATATCGTTGCGGTAATCATCAGCAAAGATAAAGGTGATGATGATCGATCTTTCAGAGTTATCACACTGGTGGACAAAGACGGTAAAGAACACACTGTAAACGTCTTTGGCGTCTTTGGTGGTGAATTACCTATAAGCCTATAGAACCGCTTCCATCGCCTTGTCTATGCTGTCTAATGGGGTAGCATAGGCTAGGCCGCTGGAAGCCGTTGTAGGCCGTTTTAGACCCATTACTGAGGATTTTAGATTCTATGATGCACTACAAGGGTTACTTTATCCATTATGGCAGCACTGGCGCTGTCTTTGTTACTAACAAACGACACGAGACTATACTAGTGTGCAACAGTGTAAAGTCTGCTAAAATGCGGATTACTAAACTAGAGAAAGGAATCTCACTATGAGATGTCTTGCTTGTGATAGTATACTGTCTGATTATGAGTCTTCGAGAAAGTCCATATTTAGCGGTGAATACATACAGATGTGTAGTATATGCTTTAAAGACATTAAAAGTGATTGTCTAGCTATTGGCAATACCTCACTGATGGAAGAAGACGAATCACACACAGAAGACTACGAAGACGATCTAAACGACCTTTCAGATTATGATGATTACTGGGAGGAAAGATGAGTTACAATGGAAAAGGTATCTTTGGCATGGTTCTTGCTAATGTTATATTATTACTAATGTTACTGATGATAGTGATGTTACTAATAGTAATATCATTACCTAAAGTAATTAATAAACAACATACAATGTATTATAACTATTATGATAACTTAGTTACTGATGTTAACTTAGTTAACGATAGTAACTTAGTTAAGAAAGGTAAAGAATGAATTATACCGAGTTGTCTACTAACAATAGTGAAAGATGTTTTTACTTTGCTATTGGTGATCTTGCAACATTGATAGAACAAAAAGAAACTGATGTTCTGTCTATTCTCAAGGTTCTGTCCTCCAGTCTACGACAATGTGACAAGCGTCAGCGTGAAGACATCGAAACCGCAATGTCTGTCCTCTTAGCACGAAAGGCTGAAGATGCTTACTATGACCAAAAAAGAATCTAAGTTTTTAAAGCATATTCCTTGTTCTGTCTGTGGATCTTCTGACGCAAATTCACTTTATGATGATTCACACCAGTATTGTTTCAATTGCGAAACCTTCGTAGAAGGCTCTGAGACGGTTTCTAAGCCTCTGGTGATACCTCGGTTAGTACCGAAGGCTACAAAGCCCACTGAGACGGTTCTAGAGGCATTACTGGGCATTCCTGATCGTGGCATCACTACCGATACCTGCCGACACTACCAAGTCAAGGGTGATTCTGACAAGCACTACTATCCTTATGGCAGTGACATCTATAAAGTTCGTAATGTTGCAGAGAAGCAATTCCATTGGCAAGGCAAGCCTGAGTTACCACTGTTCGGAATGGACAGGTTCACCAGTGGAGGCAAGGCAGTTACCATCGTGGAAGGTGAATTAGACGCATTGGCAGGGTTTCAGATGCTTGGCAGTAAGTATCCTGTTGTATCTATTCGATCTGGTGCTAGCGGTGCTTTAAAGGACTGCAAGGCAGCGTATGAATACCTTAATGGGTTCGATAGCATTGTGATCTGCTTTGATGCCGATGAACCTGGGCAAAAGGCAGCACAATCCGTTGCTGAGCTTTTTGGTGCTAAGGCTAAGGTATTTAAACATAGGGCAGAGATGAAGGATGCCTGTGACTACCTTAAAGCCAATGATGCCGCTACCTTTGTCAGTCTATGGTGGAAGTCAGAGCAATATGTACCTGATGGTATCGTCAAAGGCACTGACTTGCACGACATGGTGATGGCTCCATTGGCAAAGTCGATAGCAGACTATCCTTATGATGCACTGAACAAAACCACTGGTGGTATCAGAGGCCAAGAGTTAATTGTGATAACTGCTGGATCTGGTCTTGGTAAGTCACAATTCCTTCGTGAGATTATCTACAGGCTTCTGAATACAACATCAGATAACATCGGCTTAATGTTCCTAGAGGAATCGGTAAGGAAAACAGCATTGTCTTTGATGTCTTTGGCAGCAAATAAGCCTTTACATTTGGCAGAGGTTGATGCTACCATTGAAGAGAAGGAACTAGCATATAAGCGCACTGTTGGCACTGGTAGAATGTTCTTATATGATTCCTTTGGTAGTAACTCAATCGATAATGTCTGCAACCGTGTGCGTTACATGGCAAAGGCGTTAGATTGTAAGTATATTTTCTTGGATCACATTAGTATCGTTATCAGTGACCAGTCTAACGGTGATGAGCGTAAATCGATTGATGAGATCATGACAAAACTTCGCATGATCGTTCAAGAAACTGGCATAGCGTTGTTTGCAGTGTCTCACCTTAAACGACCAGAAGGCCGTGGTCATGAGGAAGGTGCTGCTACTTCGTTGGCACAGTTGCGTGGTTCAGGTAGCATTGGACAGTTAGCCGACATTGTGCTAGGGTTAGAGCGTCATGCACAGGCAGATGACCCTATAGAAAGGAACACTACCAGGATTAGGACAATCAAGAATCGTTATAGCGGCGAGACAGGGCCATCAGGGTCAGTCTTATATGATAAATACACTGGTCGTATGACAGAGATTGTGGATACACTATGAGCTTCTTAATCGGTTTACTATCTTTTGTTGCTGTTCTTATAAGGAAATAACAATGGAAGAATTAACACAATTCTTAAAGGATCTTAGTCACCCAGAGCAGTACGGATGGGCAGTATCACCAGAGGTGCGCAAAAAGGCATTGATACTACTCTGCAAGATTGATGGTAAGGTATTGGTGACACCATACACCAAAGCAGTTTTGGACAGTCGCAACGCAATGAACGAAAGGAATTGATATGACAGATAGATTTGACCTGGAACAGGCTATAATGAATGTGTGGATGGTTAAGGAAGATATTAGTACACTACATTGGCTCTACATTGATGGCCCAGAAGGGCCAATGTCAGAAGATCAAGTGTGTAATCACCTGATGGCATTAGAGTATTCCCTAGAGTTAAAGATGCAAAAGTTGTGGGATACTTTCTGTTCAATGAACAAGATTGATAACCATCGTAAATCTAGTGATAGTGAATAGGAGCTTAACAATGGGAATGTACAAAGAGTATATCGAAGAATTCGATTACCTTGATCTTATGGCTTGGGATGAGGATCATGAAGACGAAGAAGATGACGAGGATGAATCAGAAGAAGGAGAAGAATAGTGGATGACCTAGTATATCGCCTTCGTAAACGAGCAGAGATTCGTAGGCAGATTCCTGATCGTAAGTCTGTACAATAAGGTAAGCCTGATCGTATAGCAGACTTGTTAGAAGAAGCTGCTGACTATATTGAAAAGCGTGAGGTGTTCGCTGATGTACAAAGATTCATGCAAGCAGCAGGACAATCTGTAGACAAATATAACGATGAGCAAGCGACTCTGTACCATCGTCTTATCAATGAGGAATACAGTGAGTTTATATCCGCTAGGATTGTCAAAGACGAGGTAGAAACCATTGATGCCTGCTTTGATATGATCTGGGTGATTGTTGGTTATATGTTGTCTAAAGGTTGGGATTGTGAAAAGATATGGGATGAAGGCTCTGCAAGTAACCTAGCTAAGATTGATAGTGTCACCGGTAAGGTATTGAAACGAGACGATGGTAAGGTGTTAAAGCCAGAAGGATGGCAACCGCCTGACTTTACTAAATTTGTTACAAGCGAGAAAACCAATGGTTAAAGTATCTGGTGTACCTTACGAAGTAGAACTAGACTTGCCTAATGTTAGCCTTGTCTGGGCAACAGAAGGCATGGAAGGCTATATCGCAGTGATGGCAAGGGTATCCAATCCTGAGAACCAGGACAACCCTGACTATGAACGATTGATTCGTTACCTAATCAAGCACCAACATTGGTCACCATTTGAGATGGTTAATGTCTGCATGGAGATTAAATGTACCAGGGACATAGCACGACAGATCTTGCGTCATCGTAGCTTTACATTCCAGGAGTTTTCACAGCGTTACGCTGAAGCACAGCAATGGGACATATCAGAAGCAAGGATGCAAGATAACAAAAACCGTCAGAACAGCCTAGAAACCGCTGACAAGGATACACAAAGGTGGTGGCAAGAAGAGCAACAGAAGGTGCTTAAGCAGGCTAAAACAGCCTATAGCAACGCATTAAAGTTAGGGATAGCCAAGGAAGTAGCAAGGAAGGTATTACCGGAAGGATTAACAATGTCTAAAATGTACATGAACGGTACATTGCGTTCTTGGGTTCATTATGTTACACTACGATCTGGCAATGGTACACAGAAGGAGCATCGACTTATCGCTGAGCAATGTAAAACTATCTTGACAGACTTATGTCCAACAGTTATGAACAGCCTGTAACACCATGCACTAATGAGTGCGATTACGATAAGGAAAAGCAAATATGTCTGACTTGCCTAAGAACAAAAGAGGATCTAACAAAGTGGTCAAAGATGACCAACCAGCAGAGGTTAGAAAGGATGAAGGAGTTACAGAGCCTTTCAAGATTGTGAGCATCACTGGTGATCGTAACGGTAATATCATTGGGCTAGGTAATGATGGTAAAGTCTATGCTCATTTTAACGGTGTGTGGACGAAATACCAATAAAGGATTTAAAATGTCATTACGAATTGTTCCTGTTGAACTAAAAGAAGCAAATGAATTTATCGGTGCTTTACATAGACACCACAAACCAGTACAAGGACATCGATTTAGTATTGGAGTAAAAAAGGATGGGAAGTTGGTTGGGGTTGCTACCATTGGAAGACCAGTTGCTCGTTTAACCCCAGCAAAGGAAGTATTAGAAGTTACACGACTATGTACAGACGGAACTAAAAATGCTTGTTCTGCTTTATATAGTGCTGCTGCTAGGATAGGAAAAGAAATGGGTTATCTTCAAATACAGTCTTTCATACTTGACTCTGAAAACGGCGCTAGTTTAAAAGCAAGTGGATGGACTTTTGTTAGTATTAGTCCTGGTGGTCAGTGGAAACATACTGATGGAAAACCTAGAAGAACAGATCAACCAACCTGCCCAAAACATAAATATGTTAAAATTTTAAACCAAAGAAGCGGTTATGATGTTTTAAAACCATTGAGTGAAATATGAATGAAAAGGCTAATCTTCCTGGATATAGAGACTGACACAAAACAGTCTGTGATATGGTGCTGTGTAACTAAATGTGACGGTGAGGTGAGGGTATGGAAGGAAGCAGAAAAGTTGAGAGACTATCTAAGGAAGGACGATGTGTACGTTATGCACAACGGCATTTCGTTCGATGCGTATCATCTGAATCGGCTCTGGAATACGAAGATTCGATTGAGCCAGTGCGAGGATACTCTGATCATGTCAAGACTGCTGAACCCAAACAGAGAAAACGGCCACAGCCTCGCATCATTCGGAAACCAGCTAGGGTTGAACAAAATTGATTTCAAAGACTATGATGCTGGCCTATCAGATGAAATGATAGAATACTGCATCAGGGATGTGGAACTATTGGAAAAGGTATATGACAGACTTCTCAAAGAAAAACAACAGTACGGATTCTCTGACCGATGTTTTGAAATCGAATATAAAGTTGCTGCACTCATTACAAAACAAGAGCGAAGAGGTTTTAAACTCGATGTGCCTAAATGTATGGTACTACTGGCAGGATTTTCTGACAGAATGGGCAGAATCGAGCAAGAGCTTCAGCAGGTATTCCCACCTATCACAACAGAACGATACAGCGAAAAAACAGGAAAACGACTCAAAGACGATGTAGAAGTATTTAACCCTGGTAGTCGACAGCAGATAGCCAAGAGACTTATGTCACTAGGCTGGAAGCCAACAAAGAAGACTGAGAAAGGATCGGTGATCGTTGATGAAGGAACACTTGACGGAGTTGATATTCCAGAAGCTAAACTTATTGCCGAGTACCTTATGCTTCAAAAACGGTACGCTCAAGTTAAATCATGGACTGATGCTGTTGAAGAAGATGGGCGTGTACATGGTAAGGTCATCACCAATGGGGCAGTCACAGGTAGAATGACACACCATAGTCCCAACATGGCGCAGATTCCATCATCGTCCAGTCCTTTTGGTCGAGAGTGTCGCGACTGTTGGACTGTCAATGAAGGTTACAAACTTGTTGGTGCTGATGCTAGTGGCTTAGAGTTACGGATGTTGGCTCATTATATGAAAGATGAAGATTATGTTAAAGAAGTCATTGAGGGTGATATTCATACCAAAAACCAGATTGCAGCAGGTCTTCAAACACGACCGCAAGCAAAGACCTTTATCTACGCATTCCTATACGGGGCAGGAGCATCTAAGATCGGGTCAATTGTGGGTGGTGGCGCAAGGGAAGGGGAAACGCTCATCAAGTCTTTTCTGGATAACACACCGGCACTCAAAACACTTAGGACAAAGGTTGAGAGGATGGCAGAGAAAGGCTACTTACCAGGACTGGACGGTAGGAAACTTTTCGTTCGTTCCACACACTCGGCACTTAACACACTGCTCCAGGGTGCTGGTGCGATAGTGATGAAACAGGCAATGATTATCTTAGATGGTAAGATACGAAAAGAGAAACTTGATGCACACTTTGTTGTTAATGTGCATGATGAATGGCAGTTAGAAGTGCTGGAGAAGGATGCTGAAAGGGTAGGACAGTTAGCAGTAGAGTCTCTTGAAGAAACAACAAAAGAGCTTGACTTATTCTGTCCTTTGACTGGTGAATACAAGGTTGGATCAACATGGGCAGATACACACTAATGGAAAAACCAATGACAGAAGAGCAGGTCAAACATGGCGTGTTTGTCTATGAAACCCATGAAGGACAACTTATGATCGGTATCTCTGATAACCTTATGAACAGAAAGGAAATAGCATATAAACTATTGACAGAAGCGTTAGATGTTGTTACACTCGATCTATTGCAAGACAAATTACCAACCAACGTCCACTAATCGAAAGGATTAACAATGGATACAGCAAAGCCAATCAAGGTTAAGGCAGAAGTAATGTGGTGTTTCCACAATAAACTAAACGAGATGACCAACAAGTACAGTGTTGATCTTTGTAACCTATCTCCAGGAGCGATTAAAGCCATTGAGAGCATGGGTATCGAAGTTCGTACACGCGATGACAAACCAGAGAAAGGTAATTTCATCACCTGTAAGAGTTCTATTCCTATTAAAGTCTTTGCTGCTGACGGTGAGGATCTATCCAATGTTGCTATTGGCA